ACTGATATACTAGGGAAGAATATTGTTAGTTGTATAAAAATTTAGAACAATGGAAATAGCATTAATAATAGCAATTGTATTAATAGTTTGAATATTATGATTTATCGTGTATAAATTATTAAATACATTAGAAAATATTGCAAAACTACTTAAAGCAGATAATCTTCAAGAGTATATAATGGAAGATTCAGAAACTGAAAATAAAATTCAAGTATGACAAAATGAAAGATTCCAAGACATCTGAACAATGACAGATGATGATTTAAGAAATGTAAAAATAGATCCTAACCATCTATATAATTGAGCGTTATGAGGTAAACCAACTACTGAAAACTTTAATTGATAAAATAGGATACTATGAATAGCACAAAACAGGACTCATATAAAGATATAATAAGTAAGTTTGATGACTTTTTATTAGAATCAAAAGATTATAAAAGCACATGGGAAATTAGAAGTTTCGTGAATGAAAACTTTTATGAATGAAATCATAGAGTTGTTTATGATACAACTACTAAACAATTAACTACTTTACCTAAAACATCAGATAGTGAATATACTATTTGAAAAGTTAGAAAGATAGTTAGATGAGTTAGAAATATGATCCTGAAAAATGATCCAAGATGGCATCCAACTAGTTCAAGAACTCAAAGAATAACTCCTGAAGAAAAAAAGGTTTCATGAGCATTATTGCAAGCAGTATATAAAGAAGACCACCTGAAAGATAAACTAAAAGACTTATTAACCCATTCATTAACTAAAACGTTAGCATGGACTTTTGTTGGTTATGATAATAGAAAAAAGGATATAGATATATTTATAGAAGATCCTTTCAATATTTATACTTCTCCTGATGGTAGATTAGAATGACCTGTTTTTGTATGAAAATATATAATTAGAACAATAAGAAAATCTCTCGATGATATTAAAAATAGCTCATTGTATAATCAATGAGATTTTAAAGATGATGTGAAAAATATTGAAGCTGACACTAGAATGGCTGAAAGCGAATATAAAGACTCATTACTTAAACAAGATTATAAAATACCTATCGATGAAAATGGTTCTGCAATAGTACAAGAACTATATATTATGCAAAACGTAAAGGACAAATGAAGTAAAAAAATTGAAGACAATATTTCTCCTGAAGAAGACCAAATCAATAATCCTGATCAAAAAGTAAAAGTTAGAATTATCACTAAAGTAGGACAAATAATTATAAGAGATGAAATGACTGATGATGACCAATTCCCATTATTAGCATACCAACCTGAAAGAAATAAAGGACTTTTATATTCTCCTGCATGGATTGATCCACTAATCCAATTAAATAAAGCTTTGGATGAATGATATTCTAATAGAGCAGATTGGTTAGAAAAATTTGCGAAAGGTAGATATATGGTATCTAAAGGTTCAAAATTCTCTGTTATTAAATGAAGAAATGGACAAGTTGTAGAATATACAGGTAGTAAACCAACATTAATGGATTCAGGTAATCTTCCACAAGAAGTTAATATCCATATGAATGAAACTGAAAGACTAATGGAAGATTTATGAGGTATCCACTCAGAATCAACAGGTAGGCTATCAGGTTCAGCTCTTTCATGAGTTGCAATTGCACAACTACAAGCTTCAGATAATAACAATGTATCTGAACCAGTAGATAATCTTAAAACTTTCATGGAAGAAATGGCTTATAGAATATTAGTCCTATGAAGTAAATTTTATAATTTAAGAGAACTAGATACTGATGAATGAACTGAAAGAATAGTATGATCAGAAGTTAAAAAAATAGTAGAAGAAGCTTCAGGACAAAAACTATGAAATGATATCATAGAAATAAAACCTATCAAAAATATAGAAGTTGAAATTGTCCCAGGTTCTGCATTTAGTGACCTACAAGCTAGAGCAGACCTAGTAGAATTAAGATGACTATGAGTAGCAATACCTGATAAATTAATTATAGACTCGTATAAACTTGGAAATACTGAAGTTATAATGAATCAATATGAAGCTGAACAAGCTGAGAAAGAAGCTCAAGAAGATTGAGAAGAAGGACTTGAAGCTAAACATGCAGAATTAGAAAATCAAAAATTACTTGAATGAGCAAATATAGTAGCTCAACAAGCTGAAAATCATGAGATACATTTAGCTATACATGGAGCTATGTTATGAGAAATATGAGAATGACCACAAAGTCAATTGCTTATCCAACATATGCAACAACATGAAGCAATGTTTGCTCCTGAAAATCAAGTAACACCACAAGAAGAATTAATACCATCTTTACCTGCTAATGCTTAATTATGACACTTGAAATAAGAGATCAATTAGAATATGATAGACTGAAAAGATTGTCTACCTGAATATCTGCAGTTAGGGTTGTTCCTTATGCTTGAAATCTAGTTAGAACAGATTTATGAGCAAATGCTTGGGGATGAGCTAAAATGACATTTGACTATTCTCTATTTCATTGAATGTGGACTACTGAAATTCCATTTAGAATATGGAGAACATATGAAAATTGAGTAGAAATAATAGCATATAGTTCTGTAAATATAATTAGTTTAAATTGAACTGCTGTAATTAAATCTGGTGCAACTGCCTGAAATTATTCAGTTATGCAATCTAGAAATTCTCCTAGATATCAACCTAATAGATGACATTTATATTCAACAGCATTAATGTTGCCTGATAAACAAAATGGAGTTAGATGGTGGGGTTTATGAGTAATGAATTGATGATCAGCTCCTTATATGTGAATATTCTTTAAATTATCATGATGAAAACTTTATGCTTCATTATATAATTTATGAGTTGAATTTAAGACAGAAGAAATAACTCTACCTGATGATATGCAGGATATAGATTTAGAAAAATGAGAATTGTTTGATATTCAATTTCAATGGAGATGAGTATGAGATTTCTTCTTTTTTATAAATTTAAGACTTGTTCATACTATTAAAAATCTATGAACTTTGGATTATGTAAGTATTGCAAATCCTGCTCTCCCATCTATGTATCTTTCAGAGAATGTTGATTGAACAGAAGTTGAAATAAGGGTATGATGTGTTAATATAGATTCAGAATGATGACAAAATGAGTGATTAACATATACATGAATAGTTAATGCTGATGATGTTTCGGTCTCAAGTAAATCTCCTCCTGTAGCATTATTAGTAGTTTATAATAAATTAATACATAAAACAGGTATAAATAGGAGAGATGTAAGACTATTAAGAATGATATTATGAACAGATAATGCTTCTAGATTTCAATTTCTAAGAACCGAAGATGCTTCAGCATTTACGTGATTGTCTTTAATTGATAGATATGATGATAGTGTTCTACAGTATCATGATGTATCTTTGTCATGAGCAGTAGTTGTTGATATAAATAAATGTGATACTATAACAAGATGACCTGTATCGAATTTAATGCCTTTTGTATTATGAAACCCAAGTGATAAAATAGACTTTATTATTAATCCGTGAGATTATCTTATAATAATGGGAGAAAAAAAAGCTATAAATGCATTAATGAGTGCTACTTTAGAATTTTGAGAATCTATTTAAGAATTTGACAATAGTTAAATTTTTAATAGATTAACTATTGTATACAATGTTTATACAACTTATATTTCTAACCATATAATTATGAAAATTGTAGTAGATAAAGAGTGACTAGAAAAAGTGTCAATATTAGCTGATGTCGCTTTAAGGGCTCAATGAACTAAAGCATATCCATTAGTAACAGAAATTTTGTGAAGTATAGATGTGCTTCCTTGAAAAGTTTCTGAAGAAAAACCAAAAGATACTAAAGAGGAATTAAAAGTTCCTGAAAATAAAAATAAATAATATAGCATAGCAACAATTTTGTCGGTTGCTGTTTAGGCAGGTTGGTTAGAACTTGCCTAAGTAGTAGTCTATAAGATTATAGAGGGCTAAACCTCATTAAAAAGTGTTTTAACATTAACCATTACTAACAAATGGGAAAAGAAAATACTGAAAAGTCAGGAGCAGAACCTGAAGTTATTGATATGGATCAGAAATGATTAGACATATTAAACGAATTGGAGTGAAAAGAGCCAAACGTAGATCCTGAAAAGGAACCTACTAAGGAACCTGTAAAAGGTGCGAATGCTAAGGAACCATCAAAAGAAGATGTAAAAAAAGAAGCATGAAAAGAACTAGACACTCCAAAGGAAGATGAATTAAAAATTCCACGTTCTAGACTTAATAAAGAAATTGAGAAAAAGAATGCAGTCCAAAGTAAATATGATAAATTATTAGAGAAAATTAAGACTGAAGAAGATAGAGTGAACTCTTTGTCAGATGATGAGAAAGAAGAACAATCTAACCTTCAAAAGCTTTGAATGGATACTAAGTTATCTAAATTACAAGATAAACTTGAAGATATGGAAGATGATATGTCTGATAAAGACAGTCAGATAAAAGAACTTCAAGAAACTATTAATAAAGCAGAAACATGAAGTCTTTCTAAAAGAATTGCTGAATTAACTGCTGAAATGGATTGAAAAGATTGATTACCAAAATTCGATATTAAAGAATTGTTAGAATTTTCAAAAGAAAAAAACTTCCTACCAAAAGATCCAATTGAATTATATAATTTTAAGTATCAAGCTGAAATTTATGCTAAAAAGTATGAAAAAGCTGGTACTGAAGTAGATAAAGGAAACAAAGGCAACTTTGAGCCTACTAAAAGAAATCCGACTTTCGCTAATGGGGATGAAGATTTTGAAGCATCTGCTAAAGAAATTTTAGATTCAATTGGGCAAACAACATAATCTTATATTTATAATAATCTTATTATGATCACAATTGCTCAAATATCGGCTTTGTTAGAAAAATTAATATTGCCAACAATTCAAGACCAACTATTCAATAAAACTGTATTATTAAAATACTTTAAAAAGAATATGGATGGTGTCACATTTAACAACGATAAAATCTATATCACTGCATTGACTTCAGGTCACTCATGAGTAGGTTTTACAGGTGCTACAGGTGCTATTACTACAGGTAAATCTACTGATCAACAAATGGTAGTTTCTGCTAAGTATGGTTATGGTTCTCATATTATATGGGATTCTGCTATCCAAACTGCAAAAGGTAAACCAGGTTCGTTAGTAAGTTTAGTTAAAAAATTAGGTAGAGATTTAGAGATGGAATTCAAAAAATCTTTAAACAGACAATTATTTTGAGATGGTAAAGGTACTCTAACTCTTATAGATGGAGCTGGTGTTGCTACTGCTACTCAAACTGTTGATTCTACTAGATTCTTAAGAGTTGGACAAGTTCTTGAAGTTGGTACTACAGCTGAAATTGAAGCTGGTACTGCTGATGAAGTTACTGTTGCTACTATAAACTCTGCTACTTCTGTTACATTTACAGGAGCTGTTACTACTGCAGATAACGATGTAATTATCACAAAAGGTGCTTACAATACTACAGATTCTCAATATGAAGAATTAGATGGTCTTAGTAATCTTGTATCAAATGAAACAGTGGACGCAGGTTCAAGTTTTCAAGGGATAGTTAGAGCTACTAATGATTGGACAAATTCTTACGTTGATGCTACTTCTGCAGTATTAACTGAAGCTCAAATCATAGACTTAGTTGCTGATGTTGCAGAATTCGGTGATCCTGATTTAATCATGACTACTGTAACTCTACAAAACAAATACTCAAGCCTATTAGCTTCTCAAAAAAGATTCATGAATACTGTGGATCTAAAAGGATGATTTAAAGGTCTAGAAGTTTCAGTTGGATCACAACCAATTCCTATGGTTTCTGATTACGACTGTCCTGCTGGAACATTATTTGTATTAGATACAAGTACATTCTCACTAGCTGAATTGAATAAACTTCAATATTTAGCTGATGGTTCAGGTTCTATCATGACTAACGTTTATGATACAAATGGTGCTAGAATTCCTGCATTTCAAACTACAATGAAATTCTATGGTAATTTGGTCTGCACAAATCCGAGAGCTAATGGTAAGCTTACCAATAAAACAGCTAGCTAGCCCTAGGCAGTTTTCAAAATAAATAGTTGCTATTAAATTATATATAAATATAATCAAATTGCTTAGTTTAAATGTTCGCCTATTTTAACTAACATTTGACTCGGTACTAGCGAACAGCCTATTCAAGTGTTAGTTTAAGTAGAAATACTATGCAAGAAATATGGAAAGATATAGATTGATACGAATGAAAGTATCAAATAAGTAATTTAGGAAAAGTAAAAAGTTTTAAAGATACTAAGGTTAAAATATTAGTGGCTAGCGAAGAAAGATGATGATATCTTAAGGTTAACTTATCTAAATGAGATAAAATAAAACAATTTAAAGTACATAGATTAGTTTTACAATATTTTGCAAAAACTCCTAAATTAGAGTGTAATCATAAAAACTGAGTAAGATGAGATAACAGGATAAAAAACTTAGAATGGGTAACAAGAAGTGAAAATGAAAGACATAAATATGATGTTTTATGATATAAATGACCTAATAAATGAAAAACTTGAAAATTAAGTAATTGTAGTATAAAGGTAGACCAATATACTAAAACTTGAAAATTCATAAAGACTTGGGAAAGTATGTCAAATGTTTATAGGGATTTAAATATATATTCATCTGAAATATCTAAAGTATGTAGATGAAAAAGAAAAACAACTTGATGATTTATATGGAAATATAACCAAACCTAAAATGCCTAAAAGAATATCTAACAAAGAGCGTATTAAGAGAATAGAAGAACATAATAGAAAAAATGAGATTAAGATAAGCAAACAGCACGAAAAAGAATTAATAGAAATTACAAAGACGTATATAAAATATTGTAAAAAGATTAATAAAGATTATACTAAAACAAATACTTTAATTACTAAATAATATTATTATGAGTGTTGAAATAGAACAATTAGTTGAAATGAGAATAGCTCTAAAGAAAACTGAAGCTATTTTAAAAGAAAACGAAAAGAAAAATAAAGAATTAGAAGCTTTAAATAAGAATTTCGTTTCTACAAATAAAAGACTTGAAAATGATATTACTGTCCAAGTAGATAGACTAGATCAAGCTAAAATTGATAACGAAGAACTGAGAAAAGAAAAAGAAGGTATTTTATCTCAATTTGCTGAAGATAATGAAAAAAATTATAAAGAATTAAGAAAAAAAGAAGAAAAAGTTGCAAATGAAACTCAACAAAATGCTCTTAGATTAATCGAAATTGAAAAAAGAGAATCTAAGTTAATGAATAAAGAAAATTCAAATACAGCTATTTTGGATGAAGCTAAAAATATGCAAAATGAAGCTAAACTAGAAACTAAAAGATGAATCTTCCAAGAATCTAGAATTAAAGCTGAAAACGATAAAGCAGAACTATTAAAAACTCAAGTTGCTGAAAAAACAGAAGCATTAAAAGAAATAGAAAAAGAAATCAATGATAAAAAAATAGCTGTTTCAAATAAAGAATTAGAACTATTAGAATCAATTCAAACTAACCAAACTTTAGTTGCAGAAATGAATAGCCTAAAAACTACAAATGCAGTAGCAACTGAAAGATTAGAAAAATTAAATGCATTATTTAATGAGTTTAAATGATATGTTACTGAAAACTCTAATGTTACAATTGAACAATTAGAAGCATTTATATCAGATACAGAAGCACAAGAAGAACCTGCAGTATGAATAGAAGCTTTGGATGAAATAATTGAAGAAATGGATACTCCTGAAGAAACTAAAGATACAGTTGAACTTTCTGAAATGAGTTATAATGATTTAGTTAAAGAAGTTAAATCAAGAGATATAAAACTTCCTCAAAATGCTAAAAAAGAAACTCTTATAGATTTATTATCTAAATAATAGATTATGACAACTAGAGATGATAAAGAATATAATAAATTTCAATTTGAAAGTTGAAGTGTTGCATTAAAAACAGCAGAGGGGGTATGACCTGCTTCTGCTGTTTTAGTATGAAATATAGATGAATTAGAAGCAAAAAAATTTACAGCTTCTTGAAGTGTAAGAATAATTACTACTTATTAATATAAAATATCATGACACAAGAAGAATTTGAAAATCTAAGTAGAGATGATTTAGAAAAGTTAAAATTTGTTCTAGATTCAAACTGAGATATAGCTATAAGACTACTAGCCTCATTGGTACAATTACCTTGGGGTAGTCTTACATGAACATTATCAAATCAAACAGATTTACAAGATGCATTAAATCTAAAACTAAATAGTTCAGCTTTTACAGCTTGAGCCATTAAAACATCATACGAATCTAATGCAGATACAAATGCTTTTGTTGATGCAGAAAAAACAAAAGTATGATTTATCTCAGTTACTCAGGCAGTAGACCTAGATGATATAGAAACTAAAGTAAATAATCTAGATAGTGCTGTAGTTTTAAAAGGAGTTTGGGATGCCTCAGTATGAACATTCCCAGGATGATGAACTGCACAAGCTTGATATAGTTATATTGTATCTGTAGCATGAACTGTAGACTGAATAGATTTTAATGTTAATGATAGAATAATTGCTATTCTAGATAATGCATCAACAACTATTTATGCTTCAAATTGGATAAAATCAGATTATACAGATCAAGTATTAAGTGTAAATTGACAAACATGAGCAGTAATAGTAGATGTTGCAAGTACAAATACAGACCTAGTAGCTTGAGTAGATGTAACTGCTTGAGATGTTTTAAGGTTTTGAGCTTTGATAGAAGATATTATTTCAATTAATGAAGATTGAGGTCAAACTCAAAGAATATGATGGACTCTTGCTGGTGGTGCTTTTCAATGCCAATCTTTTACAGTTACAAATAATTCTAATATTGCAAGTATACAAGCTAGATTAAAAAAAGTTAACAGTCCAGTTTGAAACTTAAATTGTGAAATTTATAGTGATTTATGAATTACTTTAGTAGCTACTGCTTCTAATACAATAGTTGCATCTTCATTATCAACTGTAAATTGGGGAACTTTTCAAACATTTAATTTTAGTAATGAGTTATTAACTGCTTGAACCTATTATATTAAAATTACAAATAATTGAACTAGAGATTGAACTCATCATAGTATATGGTCAAATACAGCTACAAGTTTATATGCTGGATGAAATTGATATGTTTGAACAGATCCTAATGTTTGGGGGATTACTACTACAAATGATAAAAATGTTATTATTGAATTAATAGATGGTAGCGAAGATAAAACAAAGGTATATAAAGCCTCTGCTACATTGCCTGCAACAGCTAGGTTTGTAGGACTTGCACAAGCTTCAGTATTAGCGTGAGCAAATGTATGAGTAGCATTTGGTTGATTGTCTGGTAATGTCACATGATTAACTCCTTGATCTGTATACTATTTATCAGATACTGCTTGATTACTTTCTCTAACAGCTTGAACTATCAAAAATAAAGTATGAATAGCTAATGATACAAATAAAATACTTATACAGCCTCAAATAGAAGAAGCTAATTTATAAAATATCATGGAAAGAGAAGCAATAATATCAATATATGAAAGATTAAAAATATCGCCTATTTGAAAAAACAAATGGGTATTATGGGAAGATTTTACATATTATATATATACCAAATGAGAATGACCTACTATAAACATTCCTAAATGATTTATATTTGACTGAGCTTCTGTTCCTAGATGTTTTTATATCATAGGTACTCCAATGTCTACAGACACTCTTATAGGAGCTGTAGTCCATGATTACCTATACAAAACTAAGACAAAAGAAAGAGTTGATTGTGATGATTTGTTTTACAATATCATGAAACTGTGTAAAGTATTTATATTAAAAAGAACTGTATATTATTTATGAGTTAGGATATGATGATGGGTTATTCGGAATAAAACTTAACAAAACTCTTAATGAAAGAAGTAATTAAAGAATTAGTAATAGAATGAAAAAATAGTATAAGCACTTGACTTATTTGACTCGCTTCTTGAATGGCATATTACTTTTACTGAGTCAATAAATGAGAACAATTTAAAACAGCTAAATTATGAATCACTATGTTTTTAGCTTTTTGGGTAGCACTAATAATATGAAACTTCTTACCTGAAACATTAGCCTTTAGAGATTGAGTAATCTGAATATGTAGTTTTTCAGCTCATTGAATACTACCTTTAATAGAAAAAGCCTGACCTAAATTATTTTCTAAATATACCAAATAATGCAAGATTGTGAATTAATAGTAGTAATTCTTACTTGAATGATTACATTCGCTAATGTTTTTATTTGATGTAGATATATAAACAAACTTGTACATGAAATGCACAATGGTATTTATATATATGATGATAAACTACACTCACATAAACACTTATGAATAACATGAGTTATGATAGCATTAAGTTTATTAATGTTCTTTGATATGTTAGCTTCGTGAGAAATGCAATATGCTTTTTGGGAACACATGCTATATAACCTAGCTTGTATATTTATATTTTATCCTCATTTAGTAGAGGAAAAGTAACCTAAATAATTATGTTAAAATTCTATAATCAAAGCCTAGAAAGATTTACAAGAAATGGATGTAGTATATATACTCTATATATGATTATTCAAATACAATGGGGGATCATAGTTGACAATGAATTTATAAAGTCAACTCTAAGAAAAGCAGAAGAACAAAAAGTTTGGTATGAATCATGGGGAGCATATTTTAATAAAATTTATAAATGGTTTTCACAAGCTATATATAATAGAACCAAAGTAATTGTTACAGTAAAAGCTGTTAATATATATAGCAAAGAATTTGAAGACCTATATAATCAATGAAATGCCTTTTGATTATGATTACTATATGCGTGATTATGGTATAGAAAAGCTAGAGAAGATGGAATTATCACAGAAAAAGAAATAAATGAATTTCAAAAATGAGCAGAATACTGACATAATCATACTTATTTTAAAGGTTTAATAGTTGATAGCCTATGAACTGTATCCTGAAAGCCTATTAAAATGAGCCTAGAGAACCTTAGAAAAGCAGTTGATAAGGGTTTATACTATCCAACAGCTAGAACGCTTGTAATGAAAGATAAACTACTAGAGAAGTACCTAAAAATGTATCAAACAGGATGAAAAATTGATGTAATTGAAAATTTACCAAAAGAAGATCAGATTGCATTATCAAGAGCAAGTAAATTAAGAGTTTTCAAAACATAAAAAAATAGTATACTATAATTACTTTAACGAGTAAGGAGGTGTTATATCTCGTGTAATCCATAGAGATTATATGTAATGAATAATAGCTACCTTAGGGCTAATTCCCCTTTGCCACTTCTGTAAGTGGCTTTTTTATTGCAAAAAACTATAATTATATTATATTAATATAAATAATATTTAATTAAAATCTTATGAATTTTTTAGAACTACAAACTAAATTTGCGAAAAAACATCTTGATACAAGACCAGAATGGATAGCTTGATGAGATGATAATAAAGAAGCATTAAATGATGGATATAATGAAGTATATTTAAAAGCTATACAAGATAGAAGTGTGCAACAATCTATAAAAACAGTAAAAACATTAGTAACATTAATAGATTCAGTATGAACTTTACCAGTAGATTATTTACAACCTGTAAAAGTTTATCTTAAGTCTGCATGAAGATATTCAGAAATAGATCCAATAGAAGATGAATATAGATTCCAAAGAGTATCATGAGCTAATAAAATTATATTTGAAGAAACACCAAACTTTCCTGTTTATATAGAATATATTCAAAAATTAACAGATATGGTAGATGACTTAGATGAACCAGTTTTACCTGCAGAGTTTGATAGAAATATTATAAACTATTCTCTTGTAGAATATCATAGAAATCAAAGAGATTGGGGAGAAGTTTCAAATGAATTACAATATGCAGAATGAAAAATGCAAGAAACTATTGACAACTTTTGGTTAGAGTAATTTATTGTATAAATAATTAGAACAATGTTTAAAGCAAAGATAAACTTTAAATGAGTTAAAAGAAATAAAATTTTAGTTGATAATTACAAACTTGGTTTAATTTCAAATGAATCATTTATATGAAATAATAAAAATAGTCTATATACAGCAGAGAATATAGATTATACAGATAAAATGGGGTTTAAAAAAAGACCTACAATAGAACTACTATGAACAAATCAGACTACATGATTAGTTAGTTGAATTTGATTTAATCCTATTTCAATATCAAGTGCTAACTATTTTAGATGTAAAAATGCTGATTTTCAAAGATTAGTATGAAGTACATGGACTAATACGTGAACAATTGCTAATATATCTAATGTATGAAGCTATTGGGATATTATTCCTTTCAGGTCTATCTGAAGTGCTGAATCATGAACTTGATCATCATGAAATGCAAGTGCATGAGATAAAAGATATATTACAAATATATGATGAATGACAATTAATGATTTTATTTGAAAATATATCATTATAAATTGAGAAACAAAATTAATTACTTCAAATACTGAAGATAGAATATATATATATTGAGAATTTGATAAAATACCAACTACAGAAGCATATGTGATATATGAATCTACAAATGCTATGTATATTATATGAGAACAAGATTTATATAAATATGATGCTGTTAATTGATTTATAGACCTAACATCTACATCAATACTACCTTTAAGATGAGTAGTAGAACATAATAGATTATGGTACGTATGACTTCAATGAGATACCCCTTATGTCTACTTTTCTGATTTAGGTATATGAGATTATTTCCCAAAGAATAATTTTATTAAATTACAAAATCTAGGTACTCCAACTTGTATTAAAAATATACAATGAAAAATTGTAATATATTTTGCTACTGCTAGAGTTGATATTACCTGAGATAGTCCTGATAACTTCTCTGTAAATTATGTATTTACACACAAAGGAGCTGTTTCATGATGAAGTGTTGCAAATGGTAATAATATGCAATTCTTTTTATCAAACGAATGAATTGAAATGCTAAATGCTATAGATAATAGTAGTGTTAAAGAATGACTAAGTCTATCAGATGGATTAGAGTTTCATACAAATACTATAACAAGAGCTCATGGAGTCGTATCAAATGATAAATATTATCTAGGAATAACGAGTGTTGTATATATATATGATATAGAAAAAAGCTTCCAAATGGGAAATTCAGTATTTGCTACAGCTAAATATACTGAAGCAAGTCAAACAGGCTCTCCTGTTGCATGAGAATGGACTTGTGCTAAAGATTGTGGATGAATAGCTACATTCTGACAAGGATGAAATGTGTATCAAATTATGGATTGAGTTGAAGATGATGATATAACAGTAACTATTGAAACCTGAAGATTAAATTTAGGAGATGAAAAAGTTAAGAAAATCCATCAAAGAGTAAAAATGTCATTTGTGCCATGTGCTAAAGACACTACATTTAAGTTATACGTAAGTATAGAATGATGAGCTTATTCATTAGTAAAAACAACAACAGAATTTGAATTTGAAGCATTTTTGTCTAATATTTGAAGAGATATACAACTTAAGCTAGAAATTACTCAATCAGGAGCATGAGCTTGATTTTATGAATTCTTATGATCAGAAATATATTTTACTCCTATTTATAACTATTAGAATATGTGAATTACAAACCAAGATTTATCACTCCAAATACAAGCTCTAAGTAAAAGACTTGAAAAATTTGAACAAGCTGAAGAACCAGTATACTGAAGATACGAATGACAGACTTGGTATAATAAGGTGGATGAAGTAATGGAAGTATGGGATTGACAAGTCTTTAAACCAATAGGATGATCATCATGATGATGAATAGCAGATACGAAATATTCTCTTATAGATTGGAGAAGTGTCACAGTTTGATGAGATACTACATTTTCTTGATTTTGATTTGAGCCTAAAAAAGTTATGATATTTTGAACTAATACAGTTTGATTATGATATTATGATGATGATTGAAATAAGACTAATGTTACAACTACTCCTACCTGAAGCAATGCATTACTTATTCATTTAGAAAGTGGATGACTTGTAATTAGCTGACATTTAAAAGAATTTACTACTGATTGATTTATTGTAACCTGGGATGTTGTTGATAATCTAACAGCAGGCTTGTACGCTACTTGTTTTTCTAATATTTAATATAAAATAACTATGGCTAAAATAGATATAACAGCATTAACCGATAATAATTATCAATGATTAAGGGATGCTTATAAAAAACATTGAAAAGATAAAGTTGTTTCTGCATTGAAAGAACAATGATTATATGATGAAGTTTTAAAATCTTTAAAAGATGAAAAAATAAAGAATATAGACCTTGGACAAAAAGAAGAATCTACAAATTCTTGATCATCAAATTCAGCTGATATTGATTTAACAAATCCTAATAATTTAGCAGGACTTAAAAATGCTGTAAAATTAAAAGGACAAGATTGGGTAAACTCTCAAATTGCTGAAAAAGGATATAAATATGATGAAACTGCAGGATGATTAGTAAAACTAACAAATGCAAGTGAAAATAGTGCGTCTAATACTCAAAATTTAGTTGATAAAAATGGACCTGAATCTACAATATTTCCACAATATGAACAAAAAAATATATCTGATGAAGAAAGAAAGAACATAGAAGAAGTTCAAAAATCATATTATGAACCATATTTTAATAGACAAAGAGAAAGAAAAACTTCAGACTATAATGTTGATAAAAATATATTAAATAGATTAATTGATTATTCTAGAACAGATACAGCTAGAGATTTAGCTAAAATCAATACTACTTTTGCTAAGTCTATGAGTAAAGCTCAAAATGCTTACTGAAGAAGAAATATTATATGAAGTTGAATTCAAACACAAGAAGCTTGAGAAACAGTTGACCAATTAGGAAAAGATGAATACAATAGAGAAGAATATTGAAGAAGAAAAAGAGAATGACTTGAAGATAGAAAAGATAATATCAAAACTACATTCAATAGATGATTAACAGATATTAATGAAAATCAAGATGCACAAACATACTTTGATACATTAAAAGAAATAGAAAACAGACAATCAGAATATACAAGACAATTTCAACAAGGACAAGAAAATACAGATTTTAGTTTAACAACTCCAACTGAATCTAAGAATAAAACATACTCTAACCAGGATTTGAAAAATAAACAAAACTTACTTTTTTAATTAAAAATTATGGCAACTAAAGAAGAATTATTAAGCTGAAAAGGTTCGTTAGATGTTCCTACTCCTGCTCAAGAACTTAATACTTGAACAATAGATACCACTAATCTTTCAACATATGCAGGAGCAGTAGAAGAAACTACTCCTGCACCTACAGGAACAACTCCACCTGCAGAAACTACTACTTTTACAGAAACTACTCCAACAACTGACAATTCAGATAGTTTTAGTTATTCTACAGAAACACAAAAAGATAATCTTACAAATCCATATGATTTAGATAGAAATGACATATTAAACAAAAAATATGCATTATGACAAAAATATGCTGATGCTGTAGGTTCATTTAGTAAATGAGATATAGTAGATAAAATGAGATTAAAAACATGATGAGTTGCTGATTTAGATAGTGCGATAAGTAACTTAGAAGTAGATCTAAATAAATCAAGACCTGAGTTAATGCAAAGATACGCTAATGTAATAGATCCTGCAAAAAGAGAACAATTAATAGCTAAAGAAGAATCTAACATATCAAAGCAAATAAATGAATTATCAGCAGTAAGAAAATATAGATTAGGTACTATAAAAGATATGACAGATGCTGAAATAGCTAGATGAGAACAAAAACTAAAAGGACTTGAAGCACAATTCGATTTGTATACAAGTGTTTTATGAGATATAGAAAAATGAGATAAGGTCCAAAGTGAAATAGAAAAAACAGCATTAGATATACAAAAGAAAAGATTAGAATTAAAATGACTAGAATCTAAATACTGACTAGAATTTATTCCAGGTAAAACTCAATATTGAAGTACAGATTTTACGAGTCTAAAAGATAAATATCCAAATAACGCTTCATTTAAGAATAATAATCCAGGAAACATTAAATATAATGAACAATGGGCCAATACTCTTAAACAATATGGTATTGAAATACAAAAAGGATCTGAAGCTTTAGATGGATGAAATTTTGCTAGATATAACTCAGTAGAAGATGCAATAGTTGGTAGAGATATATTATTATTCCAAACTTCTACATATCCAAATATGACTGTAGATAATGCAATGAAAAGATATTCAAATAATGGGTATTGAGCTGAAATTGTTCCATCAGTTAATTGAAATAAGTTAATGAAAGACTTAACATCAGCAGAACAAACTAAGCTAATAATGTGACAATTAAAGTGAGAAGACCAAGCTATGTATCAGGAATTAATATCAAGTGGGATAGATCCAACTAGATTAGTTGTAGAATGACAATATAAAAAGACAGGGCTTACAGAATCAGAACAAAAAGAAGCAGATAAATTAAAAGAATCTGAACAATATAATATAACAACTGCTGAAGACTTTAATAAATTACAAAAAACTTCTTCAAGTAATGCAGTGACTAAGATGACACCTGAATTTGTAGATAAAACATTAGAAGATAATATCTGAAAATGGGATATATCTAGCTGAGATGTGGATGACTTATTGAAAAAATCTTCAGATGATATTTATAATACATATATAAAAGCAGAATTAGTAAATAATTTAACTAATGAAACTAATGCTGATGTTATAGTAAAAACAGTTAAAGACTCTTTAGAAAGTTATTCTGAAGACGAAATGCTTGAAATATTAAAAGAAGCTTGAATATTTGATAAAGAATGACTTAAAAAAGGTTTCTTTAATGATGATGCATGATATGATAAACTACAAGAACTTTTACCTTCTTTATAACAGTAAATTATGGCAATACAAGTAAGACAAAAAAGAGTAATTGAAGAACAACAAAGTCCTAGTGATATTAATAATCCTGGGGCTTCTTTAGGCTCAGCAGTATTAAGTACAATAGCTCCTATGTGAACTAAAACATTAATAAGTAGAGCGACAGACTTAATGTGAGCTACTCCTGAAGAAATGCAACAAGCCCAAGCTACAAGAGATAGAAAGAGATCCAATACATTAATGGCTGAATATAGTTATAGTGAGGATTGAGTTAATTATATGGAATGATTATGAAAAAAGGATCAATCATTATTAAATACAATGATTGAAAAAAGAAATCAATATATAGATACTCAAGAAAAAGAGTGACCACAATTAAGAGAATATAAACCTGAAGAATTCGATGTAGATTTGCAAAGAAAAATGCAATTAGAAGCGAGATGATGAGAATGAGCTCTTTGAGAAATATGACAAGCATTAGATTTATGAGTATGACAAGTTATGTCATGAGTATGATGAGCTTTAAGATTTGGATGAGCTGAAGAAATTTGAAAAAGTTTTACTGAAACAGGAGAGAAAAGGATGAGGGAAGTTGATTTTCAACATCCAATAACACAAGAATTCGATATAGAACAAATGTGAGATCCTAGGTTTTGGACTCAAAAATTCCCACAATCATTACCTTTCATGATAGCAGGAGCTGAAACTGCTTGAATATGAGCCTGAGTATGAACTATATGAGCATGAGTTGTGTGATTATGAACTACAGCTACTATTGTTACATCATGAGTTTTTGCATGATTATCATCTAGAACATTTGAAAGTTATGTAGAAGCTTGATCAACTTATAACGATGCATTAAAACAATGATTATCTGAAGAAAAGGCTTCTGAAGCTTGAATGGATGTATTCCAAGATAATATGAAGTTAGCAGTAACTGATGCATGACAATTTATATCAACATTTGCTCCTATAAAAACTCAATGAATTTATAAACATTTATTAAATACAGCTAAAATCCCAGGGAATGTTGTAGTTGAATGATTAGAAGAAGTTTATCAATGATATGCTTCTGAAAATGCATTAAGTATAGCTAGTTGAAAATGAGAGGTAAATATAGATGAATATTTAAATAAACCTACTACAGCAGAAGCGTTTGCTTTATGATGAGTAACTTGATGAGTATTCTGAACAGCCTGAGTTGTTTCGGATTATTTTTGATGATCAGAAATGATTAAAGATGTATTAAAAGAACAGAAAAAACAATTAATAGAAAGAGCTAAAAAAGGAGATGATAATTATATAACAGATATTGATGCTTCAATTATTAATGGAGATATATCACAAGAATACTGACAACAATTAAAAAAATCTTATGTTAGATTAAAGGATTATTTTCTAGAAAAAGCAGAGCCTTATGTAGAGAAATTTGCAGAGTTTTCATGATGAAAAATAAATTTAATAACAATAAAAGATCCAAAAAATTGATCTAAAAGTTTTAAAGATGAGGATTGAGAAGTGTTATTTGAAATCCAGGATGATAAATCTTTATATACAAAACCACCTGAAGTTGACGAATTCGATAATGATTTAACTTCTAAACTTTGACATATATTAAAACATGATGAATTATATAAAATTTATCCATGACTAAAAAATGTTGAGGTAGCATATAGAGGAGATATGAGAAGTAGATGAAGATTTATAGCTACTGTACATAAAGAAACATGAAATATTCATAAAATAGAAATAGAATTAAATAAGAATGAAACTGATGAACAACAGCATGAAACATTGATACATGAAATACAACACGCCTTGCAAAATAAAGAATGAAGACAATGAGGAGAAAATATGTGATTTTCTTGAATATCTCTTGAAAAATACCTAAAAAGTAAATGAGAAGCTGAAGCTAGAAAAACAGTAGAAAGATTTAAGTCAGGAGATTATAAAGAAGTTTATAGTGTGTTTATAAATGAAGCAGTAGCAAAATATGCATCTATAAATAAAGATAAAATATTGTCAGATAATAATATTACTTCACAAGTAGAACCTGATGAATTAATGAATCTTGCTAAAGATCATATGGAGAGAGAAAGTAGGATAGATGATATATGAAAAATTAGAAAAGGGGAAATATTTGCTAATAAAGAAAAATCAAAAGCATTTAAATTGCTTACAGAATTAGAAACCATACAAGTTGCTAAAGATGAAACAGGTAAGTTTGCAGATACTCAAACGAAAGCTGACATGGAAGAACTAGGATTAGATCCTAAAGATTTCAAAGATACAGAACAAAATCAAAGAAAAACTGAAATAATGAAAGAGCTTAATGAAATGTGAGCTATGAAATGAACTTTATTTTCAGAAAAATTATTGAATACATTTAAGAATTTTAAAGAAAGTTTTCCAAATTTATGAGTATGAACTCATTTCCCAAAAATAGAAAAAACTAGATCAAGAAAGTCAACTAAAAATCCCGTAAAAGTTTACGGAAAAACTTCAGAAAAAATAAAGGCTAATTTAAGCCAAGAAAAGGGTCAAAAAATAGACACGAAAAAAAATGAGAAAAAAACACCGATTTCTGAAAAGATAAAAAAAGAAAGAGCAGACAATAAATTAGCTACTGAAATTGCTAAAATATCTAAACAGCCAAATGTAAATGATATAACTAAATTATTGAATAAACATTGAATTGATATAGTTAAACAAGCAACCGATTTAGCAGTTCAAAAAAATATGATCAATAAAGAAGAATCTAAATTCTTTTATGACTCAATAAAATGAAAAACAAAAGAAGTTGCTAAAGCTCCTACAGGTAGAATTAATAATCAACAAAGATTAAATATTCTAGATATGTTAGGGTATGATAAGTTATTTAAAAAAGCTGAAGAATTCAAAATTAATATATGACAATTAAGTAAGAGTTTAAAAGAAATATGAGCTAGAATGCATATAGTTAATGCTCCTGAATGAGCTAGAGTAAAGCTTCCATTTTCTCTTATGGGTAATAAATCTATGACATTCAAAAATATATTACTTCCTATGATAAAGAAAGCTACCAATCAAGGAGCTAAAACATATGTAGAGCCTTTTTGATGAGCTGGTACAGTTTATTATTTCGCAAAAGAAATGATAGAATCAGGTATTGAACAATTACACATAAATCATTTTGATAAGGAAAAATATGAAGTTGTAAAAGCTATTAAAGAATGAAAAGTAAATGTTATAGGATTAGTAGATTCAGCATACGATAAAATCATATGAGAAATATGAGTTGAATTAGCACATATACCTGAAATTAAAGAAATAATGGATGAGTATGGAGTAGAAGTATGATCTAAAGAATTTAAAGAGTTAGCTGAATTATCATTCTACCCACAATATGCTAAACAATTCTTTGAAGAAAGACCTGATACTAAGCTTGCCATAAAATGAGAAACTACTACAACATTCAGAGAGTGGTTAAAAGAACATTTATCAGAAGAAGCTAAAAAGAATTGAAAAGTTTTAGAATGAAATGAGCTAGATACAGCAACCGAGCTTGTTCTAAATGATAGAACAGTCTTTGAAAATAGATATCCTGAAATTAGTAAAAAAATATCAACTGTACTTGATAAATATGATGATATAAATATTAAACCAGGGGATGTAGAAAGTGCAATGCTAGTTAGTATGTCTAGGCATTTTAGACAAAGATGAGATAGTTGACAAAAAGTAGTATCAGCAAGTTCATGATTCCAAAATGTAGTGAATGTAAGAAATAAAATGATAGATTGATTAACTAAATATCAAAAAGTATTTGAAGAATATTGAGATAAAATCAATATATATAACCAGGATGGTAAAGAATTTATCACAGATATGTGACAGACTTTGAATAATAAAGAAACTATATCATATTTGGATCCTCCATATATCAGAACTACAGGAGTATATATAAAGAATCAACCTGCAGAAATAAAATGAGCTCTAGCTGAATATGCAGATCCAGGTAAAATAAATCAATTATTTGAGCCTATGAAAGACTCTATAATGATGTTTACTAATGATATAAACTGACCATACTTCGAAACATTAAACACTATGTTAGAATGAAGAATGAGTAAAGATATTATAGGTTATAAAGAATGAACTACTCCAACAAGTCTTGTGACTACAAATGAAATTGCTGTTAAACCAAAAGATGTAGGATTAAGTTATTATAAAATATTAAAAGATAGTTTTACAAAAGATATTATGAAATCATTACAAGAATGATTACTTCCAAAAATATCTAAACAACTATCTAAACATATAGCTAAATTTGAACAACACTTCATGGATTTAATGACAAAGAAGTTTTGAGATTTAACTAAAATCCAAGATGAAATATTTAAAGGTAAAGAAGCCTTTGATAATCTAGAATCAAGTTTAGATACAGTTGTTTCATGAAAAGATAAACAAGCTATAATAAGAGAAGCTAAAAAATGGCTTAAAGAAAATAAAGTTAGAGGTTCTGATGTTATAAAGCTTATAGATAAAATCAATAGATTATGGGTAAATAAACAAGCTAAAGCTAAAGAAGTAAGAAACGAAGTAGATAAGCTTAGAAAACAATCTACAATAGACGTAGAGAGTAAAAAAGCATTCTTTGATTGGTTTAATAAAGAGTATACACTTAAAAAAGTTCCTGAAAAAAGAAGTAAAGAAGTTCAAGCAGTAGATAATGTGATGACATGACAAGAGTTTACAGCTAAAGAACTAGAAATATTTGAAAAATATCTAAAGGATGAAAAATTTTATAATCAAATAGAAGAAGCTAGAAAACAAAGTATTTATAATCTAACAATAGATGAGTTAAATACATTATTAGATACAGTTAAATATTATAAAAAAGTAGGTAAGCAATATAGAGAATTTAAGGATCAAGAATTTAATCAAAAAATAGAACAAGAAAGAGTAAAAGCAGAACCAGGATTAACTAAAATAGAATCAACTAAACCATTAAAAGCTTCTGAAACTATTAAAAAAGAGAGTAGAATAGCAGAATTAGGTATAAAAGCTAAGATTAGAACTAAAGACGCTTTACTAGATGCTACACCTATGGAATGGTTATTAGATGAAGAATTAAACTTATCTAGAATGGCTTATAATTTCATAGAAACTCCTATAAATAAACATAGGGATTATATGGAAGCTATTGCATTAGAATTCGATAAATTATCTAAAGAATTAAAAATAACAAAAGAATGATGGAAAAAAATAACATTCCATTGATTATCTAGAAGAAGTGATTGAAAAGGTAAGATTAAATTAATAGCTAGGATGAAAAAAGCCTGAGAAGATCCTACTACATTTTCAGATACTTTAACAGAACAAGCAAGTGATACATATCTTACAAAAGAAGAAAAGGAAATGTATGATTATATGCAATCAGTTTTCAAAGACTTAGGTAAACAAATGCAAGAAACTAAAATACTTGTAGATAATGAAATGATTACTCTTATGGATGAATATTTCCCTATACAAATGGATTGGGCTAGTAATCAAGATAAATTTGCTAGTACAATAGATCCAAATACCATAGATAACTGAAGTAATTTATTCAGAAAGACTAAAACAGAACAATGATTTACAAAAGAAGCTACAGGACTTGAAGTAGTTCCTGAACTTATGTCAGATAAAATATTCAAAACTCATGTATCTAATGTTAGTTATTATACTAATATGCAGAAACCTATTAAACAATTGAATCAAATAGTTAATACCTGGTGAAAAGATAAGTTATGAGATTTATGATATAAATTCATGAAAGACTATCTTGACGTAATTGCAAGACAATGAGTTTTATGAGTTCAAACGTGATTTGACAGAATAGTGTCACAATGAGTAAGAAACTTCCAATCAGCTGTATTAGGGTTTAATCCAACGACTATGGCTCTTCAAACTTCAGCTATCCTTGAATGAGTAGCAATATGAGGAAATGTAGATTTAGGAGCATATAAAGATATAGTAAAAGCAGTTGTAGGGAAAAAGGAAATATGGGATATGGTTTCAGAAAAATCATGAACTGTAAGAAATAGAGAATATAGAAATCTATTCTGAAATACAACTGATAAATTCGATAAATGAATAATGGAGAAATGGAACAAATATTGATTCTATGGTATCCAAAAAGCAGATGCTGTACTTTCAAGAGTTCTATGGTACTCAGAATATAAAAGAAGCTTAAAACAAGGTTTAAATGAATCTGACGCAGTATATAATGCAGATACTATTATTAAAAAAGCTATGTGACATACTCATTTTGAATGAAAAGCTATGTTCGTACTTAAAAATGAAAGAAAATCTTCATCAGTTGCAACTGTATTTCAAAACTTTGTATTGAATCATTCTGCTATGCTTAGATATGGATGATGAAGAAAAGCCCAAAAGAAATATGGTAAAGTATGATGACATATGATGGCCTATATGTTCGCATGATTACTATTTGCATTATACGAAGAACTACTGAGAAAAGGATGAAGACTTGTTCATAATCAACAAGACTATAGTTCTCCAACATGAAAAGCTATATGACAGTTAATATGATTTGTCCCATACGCATGAATACTTTACTGATGAGCTAGATATTCTAGTATAAATGTACTTACATGATGGAAAGATATAAGTGATTGAATTGAAAGACAAGATTGGACTAGGATCATAAAATGATTATGAGTAGTTATGTGAGTATGATGAACTGCAGAATTCGATAGAATCTATAAATGATATATAAGAGAAGATAAGAAAAAAGCTCCTCCTGTGAAAAGCTTAAGCAGATGAACTACAACAAGAAAAAAGAGAGATTAATTAATCTCTCTTTTTTAGTAACTCATACATAGCTGTTCTATATATATCTATAAACTCAGGACTTAATTCAAGAGTCTCAATTCAAGTTTTAAACTTTTCAATCTCTTTATTCTTATTAGAATCAGACATCTCTCTAGCATTCTTAATATTAAGAACTACTTTATACTTATTGTATAAATCATCAATTCAGATCATGTCTCCATATCTATTTATTAACAGACGCATTTTTTGGTTCGTATTCATTTATTCATTAGTTATTCAAAGTAAATCTTGCCTTTCTTTCTTAGCTAGTCTTTTAATGTGTTCTTTTTTATTTTTCATTTCACTCCTCATAGTATTTAATTCAGTCAGTTTTAATGTTTCATTCAGCAATATCAGCATCAATTATTATTACTAATTTATTTCAATTTGTTTCTATTTTTAGTCTTTCATTTACTATAACATCTTCTCATTCTTTATAAGATAGTAGTAGTTTTGAATTTTTATCTACTATTAGTATTTCATTCATTATTTCTCATTACTTAAATAAATTAACCAATCAGCTACTATTTGAGCTTTTCTAGTTTCAGCTTGTTTCTCTGTATCGTAGTATTCATTCATATAATCATTTGAAGTATTTATTTCTACTTCATATTTTTCTCAATGCTTATTTATTTCTATTGTTTCAAGAAATTTTATAGCAAATGTTTTATTGCTAAAATTTATTAAATGTTTCATTTTTTCTATTTTATTATTTAATATATCTATTACATATTCTAACTAAGCACTTAATACACATATCTGTTTCTATATCATTAGTAAAGCATTCTAAAGCATTTTCAGTTCAACATTGAGTAGCTACTAAGTCTAGGAATGCTTGCTCACATTTTTTACAGGTTTCTCTTTTCATTATTCATTAGTTAATTATAATGTACTTATTATTCAATAAATTGGATAGTGTAATGTATCTGTTATTCTTTCCAACTTCAATCTTTGTTTCTCATTCAAGGAATACAAGTATGAATATAACACTCATCATTTGTTTTTAGTGTATATTTTTTATAACACCTAGTGCATTGTTTATTTATCATTTCTTTAGTATCTCTCATAGTTATTTAGTTATTAAATTATTAAGATATTTTTCTACACTCTCTATTGATATTATCTAAGAGTTTTGTCATTATTTCTTGTTATCAATTATTAATTTATGATTACAATCATTACAATATGAAACATAATGATTTGTACAAATTCTTATACTATAACTTTCTTTTCATCAACAATAAGCACATTTATAATATTTATGATGTTTTGCTTCTGTTGTCATAGTATCTTACTTAGGTGTTAAATTAATCTTTATCTATCTCTATAATCTTCTGGTCTTTCTTCATAATTGCGAAGATTAATATTTCTATTATTTTCTCTCCATCTAACTTCTCAGCATTGTCTTTGTAAATTTTCTTCTTCATTATATACTCTTCAATATGCTTGTTCTACTGTTAATGGTGTATTTTGAAAAGGCTCTTGTTTACATAAAGATATAAATTCTAATTTCTCCATTCTATTCTATTTATTAAATAATCACAGTTCACTAGCTATTTCCATATCTGTTTAATTAATGGGAAATATTCTTGTTCCCAATTATCTGAATGTAGTATTAATGTTGGTATAATTAATATTATATCTCATATAATAGCAAATGGAGAAGCAATACATATAAATATAAATACAATTCATCATTTTAATTTACTCATAACAATTCATTAAATATTAAATCAAACACTTCAACTTCTGTAAGCACACCTAAATCTTCTAACATAAAAGTTAGCTCTAGCATTTCATAACTAGCATAAGTATTTAGTGGTAGGAGTAGGAGTGTTAGTATTATTAGGATTTTCATAATAGATTTTCTTTTAGTAAATATTAATTATTTAGTTTCTTTCCCTGTATTCTTATCAAAGAAAGATAAATTTTCTACTTTTATAGTTAATTCTTTATTCTCTTTTTCTAAAACTGATATTCTATCAAATAAATCTCATAATAACCTAACCATAGTTTTTGCATCTGTTTTTTCATCAAAAGCTCAAAATGTACTTCTTCACAAAGTTATTTGACATAAATTTATTTTTTCCATTTGTCCTTAAATTAATTTTAAAATCTTATCAATATATTCTTCTCTTTCACTTCATATCTCGCAAGCCATATACTCATCATATTCTTCCATACTTAAATTCACACTCACGAACTTTCTAATCTCGGCAACTTTTAAATGAACAGGGTGCATAGCTTCGTTAAATTCTTCTGTATCGTGAGTAGAATTTACTATTAGTTGGACTGCTGTTTGTTTCATAATTATATATTATTAAATATTCAATCTATGGATCATAAAATAGAATCTGCATTTTTATTCATTATTCAGTCTTTCATGACTTGAGTACGATATTGCTTCATCTCATTAGGCTGAACAATTAAATTACTAAATACTTTCTTAGGACATTTTAATGAATCTAAATCTATTTGTCAAAATCAACGACAAATTATTGGTCTAGAATTATAAACACTACATTTTCACTCCGAAGTCAAGTATTCACAATATTTGTTTCACTTTCAGTTAGGAGGAGAATGTAATCATTGTTTTTTCAAAGATTTTGTCATTTCTTTGAGTTCATCTTTACTAAAAATAATCACTCAACAACATTCCCAACAATTTCAACATGGTAATTTTCTCTTATTTAGTAATTTTCTAAGATTAAGTATTTTATTGTTCATCGAACTAAGATTAAAATATAAAAATATGGAACTCTTTGGCTGTTTTTTGGAACATTAAGTCTAAAATGGATAGAATATACCTGTGTGAATTTTCTAAGCCTTAGGTTTCATTTAAATCCCTTTTTCAAAACTCCGAATCATATCTATCAATCATTTCCTGAGTAATATCACTCGCATAATTTATTTTAAATCCCATATCTCTCAGCCTATCCCAGTATGTATAAGAACTAATGAACTGCTCTTTCGCACATTCACAAGCTCATTGCATATGTAATGGATGACGTCTTCAGAAATTACATATCCAACGTCTAGAAACAGAATATGAACTCTCAGATGCATTGGTAATAGGAATAAATTGCTTAATTTCACGTGGATTAATCTCACGAACCTTATTATCCTCAATGTCATGGATCCATACAAATGGCTTATTTCAAGCTCTAGCAAGTTTTAATTTAGCATACTCTTCCTCAGTTATTGGGTATGGAGAGTAGCTCTTTCAATCTAAATCTTTCACAATAGCCTTATATTTGGCTATTTTTAATCAAACTCACATAATTTATATTTATAAAACTAAAGTAATCATTTTTTCTTCGCTTCTGCGATAGCTTCTTCTCAGGTCATAGAATCAATATCCTTTTCAAATCATCATGAATCCTTAATTTTTCAGATAATAACCACAAAATAAGGAATCTTGTCACTATTCTTCTTCCTGAACTTCATCATAGATAAAATAACAGTAGACCGAAAATCATCCTGTATGGTAAATTCAACCACATATCTAACTTGATCAGGAGTAAGTTTATCTACTCTTAGCATTCTACTAACCTCAGAAGCCCAAATCTGTATAATATCATCCTCTGACTTAGTCTTAAGTGAATAAAGAACAGAAGCGACTTGTCTGTTTATTAAATCCTGAAGAAAAATTTTAGAAATAGAATACTCAAAACTCTCTTCCTTGAAATTTGAAAAATTTGAAGGTTTATTTTCTGAAAGTAAAGTTGAGGTAGAGTTAAGTAAAGTAAAGTTAAGTAAAGTTAAGTTAAGTAAAGTTAAGTATGTCGGAGCGTCTACACACTCTCCATACACCCTCCCTAGAGCCTCCCAAAAATAGCTTGGAGATGCCTTTATAATTCTATTGACCCCTGTACGAACGCTAGGATTATCTATGTTTTGATTCTTTAGAAAGTTGACCATCAAAATCCAATCTTTAACCCTAAAGATTTTACCCCCTAATAGTAACTTATCTAAAATTTTATCCACAAAACTTATAGAAATTCAAGTTTCATATGATATTCTTTTACTTCTTATTTCATATAATCACGCTATATTACATAAAGGATTAGATATAAGATATAAAAAAATTAACTTTTCATCTGATGTTAACTCTTCTATATAAGGGTCTGTCCAAAATGAATCATTTATTACTCTTTGAGTCATTGTTTAACTTCATTAAAGAAATAAGAAAATTTCTGAATACTATATGAGTTTTTAATCTCTCAATCTATATATAGTTGATATAATTCTTTTGTTAATTCAAAATTTAATCTGTAAGACATATTTTCAATAGCTTCAGCTCTCCGTATATTGTTATTCAGCAAGGATTCTTCAAAAAATAAATCAATTTCATTAGTCATATTATGATTAGTTCATAAAGGTCATTCCATTATACTTAATAATTCCTGACAATATTCTCATCATAACTTAAAATCTTTTTCTAATTCTATTAAAGATTTGTTATATTTATTTATTGGGTCGTAACTAAGATATATTCTGTAATTATCTCCTCATAATGATTCAGTATGAAGTATACTTAATAAAGCTATTGTATTTTTATCTATTTTTGAAAATCGCTTTTCATTCCACCATTTAAAAAATAAATCAATATGAAGCTTTGTATTCTGGTTTATTACAGTTTTATATAAATCTTCTTTTATATCTTCTATATTGTTTGCTCATTTTCATATATTACATTCAAAACAAGAAGTTATTAAATTATCTAAACTATTGTCTCATCATTTTTTAACAGGAATCTTATGGTCAATTTGTAAATGTATTCCATTCCCTGCCTTTAATCAACAATATTGACACTCAAAGTTATCTCTATTAAGTATTTGAAACCTTAATTTAGGTTTTATTATATTTCTAGACATATAAAAATAGGGTTAATAAACAGAAAAGAAGCTTCAAACAAATATATACTTAGTAGTATGTAGTCGTCTAAAACTTCATTGATTGAAACTTCTTCTCCACTACCAATTATATATAAAAGTTTTAGACATTCAAAGAATACTTAAAAAAATAAAGAACGCAAATAATTAAGTAAAAGAAAGTGTTGACTATCTGTCAAAATTAGATAATATGATAATGCTTATATACTTTATATTACTAACCTAATGATTATGAGCAAAAGAAACCTAGGGGTATTATCAATCCTACTAGTCACCTGACTAGCAATATGATATAATAGTTACACTAATAGCATGAACCTGGAAAATGCTCACAAAGAGATTATCCAATATCAAATGCAGATAGATGAACTAGAGAAACCATCTCAAATAGAACTTGATGAGATAGACCTTAAAAAAGCTGAAGTAAATGCAATAGCATACTGAAAACTAGAAGCAGAAAGTAAGGCTAGAAAAGAACAAGCAATATGGAAGACAAGATGTATAAAAAAGAAGATTATATGAGAAGAAGAAGAATGTGAAACTAACCTAGAAGAAAGGTTCGCAATACATGTAAAGTAGAGCCTCCGAAAAGAGAAGAAACTATTGATATAGATAAATTAGCAAGAGCAGTCGCAAATCATGAAACTGTGTGATGTACTAAATGATGATCAGCAAATAGGAATAATTGCTTCTGAATCATGACATGGGTAAACTGACCTAGAGAGTTCAAGTATTATAATACAAAAGAAGATTCCTATAAGGACTTCAAAAGAATATGGACTAGCTACTATGGATGATTACCTAATCTAGAAAAGGCAAAAAGATATAGCTGAAATGATAGAGCAGAAGCCTGGCTTAATAACGTATTAGCCTATTATAATAAAAACTAATGAGTGATAATCAAAAAATCGCATTCATACAATATGAACTGCTAACACACCTTAAAATGAATAAGGGGAATAGGTGAAAAGAATTCAATGCATGATATGATTATGCTACGAGTGTAATAGATGAACTAAAACAATATTTAATAAATAAAGAAAGTGATGAACTCGATAGACAAGAAGCAACCTGATATTAGAATTTGGATCAGATTAAAAAAAAGTAATATTACTGACCAAATGACACTAGAAATGGCTGACTTCAAAACTCAATCAGATTATTTCCTATATATATTAAAAAAACATTTTAAAAATAAACGTAAAAAATAATGACTCCAACTAAAGAAACTCTTGAAACAGCTTCAGATGGACCTAGTCAAGATGACTTGGTAGATATGTTAGCTGAAGAAAAAATTGAACAGACTAAAATTGAACTTAGAGAAAAAGCTGAAAAATGGGCTGAAGAAAAAGCAAATGAAAAAGCAATAGCAATAGCTAATAAAGAAAAAATACTATCATTAGAACTAAAATCATTTGAAGACCTGAAAACTCAAATCAAGTATTATTCAGATGGATGAGCATTACCAAAAGGATTATCCGAAGCACAAGCTATGATGACAGTTCAAATGGGAAAACAAATGTGAATGTCAATGTTCGAAGCATTACAATGAATCTGATATGTAAATGGTAAAATGATTATATATTGAGAAGTAATGATATCACAACTTACTAAAGCAGGATATAAAATAGAATTTATAAAAACTGATGCTAATATTTGTGAAGTGAAAATTTCATGAGATAACTGAGAAATAACTGAAACATTTAAAATAGAACAAGCTAAAAACGCATGATGGGTAAAATCATTCTGACCTTGGAAAGATCAACCACATCTAATGCTTAGATATAAAGCTATAAGACAATGAATGAAATTCTTATGCCCTGAAGTAATGAGTTGACTTACTACATACGAAGAAGCTGTAACTGAAACTCAACCTAGTATAGAAGCTCCAAATGAAGTAGAAATACAAAATACTATAACTGATAAATTTGAAAAAAATGAAGGATAGACCTGAATATATAGCCTCGCTAAAAGGAAAGAATAATAAAAAAATAGATGTTTATGATAAGAACTGAAAGTTTATTAAAACATACAACTCTGTTTGAGAATTAGCTGAAAAATTTTGAGTGGGTATGTCAAGTATATCTAAAAAAATATCCGAAGTAGAAGACTCGGTCTACAGAAAACAATTTATATTTAAACCACATTGAAGATGACTAATAAAGAAATATTAAAACAATATCATATATTTGTATCTCATCCTAGAGAAATAACTGTATGAGAAGACTTGAAAATAGATATTACTATAAAATTAACAGATGAAGAATTTGAGCTTATGAAAATGCAACAACTTCAAGTTAATGAAAGCATAATGCTACCAACATGATGAGCTAAAACAATTAGCTATACACATATGATAGAACATATTATAATTGAAGAAACAGATAAACCGATCATGGAACAAAAAATCCATGTAAATGCATGAGATGAATCAGATAAAGAAGTCCTGAAAAAATGGATGGAGCAATTATTAAACCAAACTGAAAAACATATACTGAAAAGTAAAAATGTAGAAGACTTATTAGAAAAATAAACTAACCTAAAATGATAATACATAACGTAAACCAAGGCTCTCCTGAATGGCTTCAGGTTAGAAAGGCAACTATTACTTGATCAAGAGTAAAGGCTTTAAAAACTATGCCATTGGATGATGCTAAAATTAAAAAAATAGATTGGAAATCTAATAAAACTAGAGCCCCAGGATATGTCACTCTTATGAATGAAATGATGGCAGAAGACTTGGCTCCACTTACTGAATGATTCAAAAATGATGCAATGGAACGTGGAAACATATTTGAGCCTCTAGCAAGAGAAGAATATGAAAAAGTAACCTGACAAAAAGTAGTAGAAATAGGCTTCTGTATACATGATACTAGAAAATATCTAGGATTATCGCCTGATGGATTCATTGAAACAAACTTCACACTTGAAGATCCAAAAGATGAATCAACTAGAATCCCTATTTACTGAAAATCTATCGAGATTAAATGCCCAGGACCTAAAAACCATATCAAGATCATAAACTCCAATAAGATACCTGAAGAATACGAGCCTCAACTTATACATAACTTCTTAGTATGTGAAACACTTGAAGAAATGGATTTCATATCTTACAACCCTGATATGTACTTACCACACCTTAGAATTCATATAATTAACGTTAAACGTGAAGATTATGAAAAAGAAATTAACGAAACTCTAGTAAAACTAGATGTGTTCTCAGAAGTTTGGAAAGAAAATATTTTAGAACTAACCAATAAAGTATGAACTTAATAATAATTTCAGGATTATATATAGCAATCCTGATTACAGTAATAGCTATATGAAAAAAGAACTGAAATAGATTCAGAAAAGAATTAGTAGCTGAAAAAAGATTAAAAACAGTAGCTCTAGAAAGTAGAGATGACTATAAGAAAAGATTACAAGCTCAAATACAGCTTATAGAGAGTAAGAATGAAACTATAGATAAACTATGAACTCAAATCGAAAAACTAGAACAATTATGATTAGATACTCAAGTAGTATTTGATGATCAAGAAGTAAGATATAAGAATAAATTAGATGAATATACAAGAAATGCCCAATTAAAAATATGATTATTAGAAGACCAAATAGAAGAAAATGAAGAATATGTAGGTGGTATAAGAGCTAAATTAAAAGCTGAACAAGTAGATTCAAATAATAAAGAAAAAGCTAGAGAAAAATGGAGAGCTAAATTTGAAGCTCTTATGCATATAGTTGAATCTGAAAATATATGAAATCATATGATAAAAAAATATAAACATAATTGGAAGAAAATAATTGAAGCGTATAACAAAAACAAAAAATAAAAAAGCTAGGTTGCCCCTAGCTTCTAGCTATCATAAATTTTAGTTATTTTAAGTATTGATAGTTAGAAGTTGGGTATAACTCAACAAAGTCCTTCGGGATCCACCTCTACTTCGGTAGAGCCAAATAGCACTCTAGGATTGTTGGCTATATATGTGAAATCCAATATTGCAATATGGGAAGTCCTCCTGAAAGGAATGTGGATACACGTTCGGGCAAAATTTATTACTAACTATAGTAAAATGATAGAAACAAATTTTGGATGGGCATTACAAATGCTTAAAGAATGAAAAAGTCTAACTAGAACATGATGGAATTGAGATCATAAAATAACTTTACAAGTTCCTGATACTCATTCTAAAATGACAAAACCTTATATTTACATAAATACAGTATCTCCATTTTGAGCTGTTAGTAATAAATGAGATGTAGAATATGATAGAGTGCCTTGGTTAGCAAGTCAAACTGATATGTTAGCGTGAGATTGGGAAGTAGTAGAGTAAAAATCATTTAACAGGGATATTTATGTCCCTATTAATCAGAGAGTAAATCAATTGGTAGATGTCTCGTCTTGGACTCGAGCAGTTGCAGGTTCGAGTCCTGCCTCTCTGACCATATTAAAATTAACTATAAATTTATGCCATGAAATACTAAGCCATATAATTCTAAAGCTAAACTATTGCAAAACCAAAAAAAGGAAGAACAATATAAAAATGCAATATATCTATATAAAAAGAATTCTGCATTATTCCTAGCACTAAGAGAATTCAGAAAAAAAAGCTATAAATCACTACAATTAGCAAAGAATAATATCCTAGAAATCGATCCAAAAGCATCAGTCTCTAGAACAAACCTATTGAATTGGAAAAAACAATTTTCCATGATCATAAAAGATAATACTCTATTTAGAGATTTTATGGTAGCAGTTGGAATAGATCCTGAAAAAGTAAAAGCAGATAACCAGGCTTTATTCGAATCAGTATCAGGTAAAAAAAGAAGATGAACACAAAAAGAAAAGAATGATAAACTAAAAGAAGAAATGCAAAAAGCTAATTTAATACTAGCAGAAATAAGTAATCCTGACATAACTGAATCAGAAAAATGGAGATTGTCTGAAAGATGAAGAAGACATGTAGATGCAGTAAATAAAGCAGTTAGTGAATGATGACTACCCAAAGTAGATTGAATTAATGAACTATATAATATCAACTGAAAACTATTAGCAACATGAAAAAATATCATACTAACAAATCTAGATAAGATAAACGTAAAGCATTTCGGTGACCTGAAAGCATTATCAGATATCCTAGATACAGCATTCAAACAAAATAGATTGATCGAGTGAAAATCAACCGAAAACGTAGCAGTCTGAGTACATGATATATATGATAAAATAATTGCTAACTCTGATAAACAAAATGTGAATCAAAATCCTGACAAGATCATCACCCAAGAAGACTAAACCAAATTATAAACGTCCTAACCCAAAAAAACGCCTATGAAAAGAATCCACCTAAAACACTTTAACGAAAGACTAGATGAAAGAGCTAATGATAGAAAAGAAGTAATCGAAACATTTGAACAAGCTATTAAGCTCGTGAAAAAAAAGAAGATAAGACCTAGAAAAGAAAAATCTCACCACCCTGACCATCCTGAACCTGTATATAAATTATTATATGAGTCATGCATATTTGTATACGTAAAAAAGAATTGAAACTATATCCTGATAACTTTCTACCAAAAAAGACCAAGTTAAACTAAACCTGGTCTTTTTTCATCGCTTGTAAGAGCTTTAAAACATTTCTTGGATACGTACTACCTAGCTTCTATACCTAGATAACGCCTTATCGTCTATATCAACCAACTCACGCACCATATATTTAGGAAGTTTATCTCCATACATTTTAATTTGATCATCAGACCAGTCCCCTAATTTAGGATATACAAGCATAGACTCAACATCATTACTCCAAATATTCTCAAAGTAAATAGCAAAATCATTTATCCCACCACGAATCGCCACCCACCTTAACTTATTACCTGTATTCATAATATTCGTACCACCATTATCCCTAAAAGAACCACCTGCTAATATAAAACCAGGCTCAACCTCATCTAGAAGTTCTATTGTAATCTTATTCATAATAAATAAGTTAAAAATTAAACAGAGTATAAACTCCATATTACCCTCCTAAAACTAGGAGAGCAATAGCAATCTACATATCCACAGGAACCTTAAATTTCTCCTCCATCTCTTCACATGCCATACTCAATTTCTCATCACTTGGAACCTCACCCACTATACGTGCAACATTACAATTACACTCTTTATTATATTCAATATCAAAATCCACATTTCATAAAGTCATTTTCATATTACATAAAGATAAAAAATAAATAACTAATAATCCCACATATTGAACATACAATAACTATATAATCTTCAAACTCTAACATATCCATATTTTATCAAGTAAACTAAAGAACCCAATATACACTCCAATTAAAACAATCACCCAAGCACACAACAATATTCTCTCATACATCTTCATAATAATATATTAATAACTACCAACAACAGCAATATCCTGCTCCTGCTCTAAAAACTCAACCAATGCATCCTGGACACCCTCATCACACGAGATATGAATCTCACCAACTTCTTCACAACTAAGCTCAAATTCCATAATAATATAGATTAATAATAAATATCCTCCCACTGAGTCCAATAATATTCTTCAGGATTCTCATCGTGCAACTGATTGTATTTTTCCTCAGTTATTGGAAAACAAGTCTCACAGCAATAAGTCTCATTATCAATTACAAATCCCTCATCCATAGCACTCCCACATTTCAAACATAAACGAGTATCTCTCGCTTCTAACTCATTATTAACCATAATAACCAAATTAACAAATTAAACAGGCCGTTTAAATCGATTGTAAGCACTTCTTTCAAACCCCACGACCAAACATACCCAGGAGTATAGCTCCATCGTACCCACCAAGCAAATGATAGGCACTAGCAACTAAACTATTTGATATCCCATATCAGCAACCATATCCTCTGTAGAATCAATATCTTCACCAATCATATCAGCAACCATTTCTAGGTCATCAGAATGCAACCAGCAATCTCATAATTCCTTACACCAGTAAGAATCCACAAGCTCTATTCCATCATCAAACTTCACAATAAACATAGTAGTACCATAAACTCCAGGCTCATCTCCAACAGGCTCTACATCCTCCGTTTCATAAGCAAGTAAAATGGTTCAAAACATATCTCCATCAAACTCATTATAAATAACATTATCACCCTTATAACCAGGCAACATATTCTTAAGCATACGCATATATTAAAGAACTAAACTAAGCACCACAGGAACGACCAAATCTTGATCGTCCCAAGCTACCTATAAATTCCCAACCTGGATATCAAATTGACGAGCAATCTCTGAACACATAGCAACCAACTCCTTCATAGCACAAAGCTCTTCAGGACTCATATCAATCTCATCACCTGCATCCTTAGAAGTCTGAGCCATCATAAGGTCATCATACAAAGCGTCATAGCAATCCTCCAAATCACCAAGCGTATTTTCATACCTACAATAAGACATATTTCCCATAATAATAATATTAGAATAATAAATTAAGCACCACCAGGAGCATGAATAATCATGCACCCAAGCTAATTAATTTAATTTCTCATCCAGTAAATCCGAAATCTCGTCATCACGCATAATAATCACGTCCTCACGAGTTTGCAACTCCTGGTCCACCTCTAGGATGTAAGCAAAACCATCAGCAACAGCACGAGTAAACTTAACACTACCCTCCAACCTAGCACCCTGCCCAGTAATAACCCAAATAGCTTCGTAAACAGCTCTACTACCCCCATAATGACTAACAACCGATAACTGAGCTCAGTCTAAGTCAAGCTCAACAGTAAAATCTCACATAAATAATAAATAAGGAACTAAAATAAGCACCACAAGGTCACCCAAATTGAGTAACCCAAGCTACCTAAATAAAATCCAAACAAGAACCATCAAACCAATCAGTAACACCAGGCTCCTGGTCCACCCTATACATCCAAACCCCTTCAGTCTCCTCCCAGTCAACAACACCAACAACAGCAGGATATGAATAATAAGCACCACCAACAACAGAATCCGTAGTAACCAACACTTCGTCACCAACACGAAAACGAGCAGGCGAACGCAAGTCAATAAATCACATAAGCAATAATAAAGAACTAAGATAAGCACCACCAGGATGACCACACAAGTGACCACCCCAAACTGCCAACCTAAGCACTAGGAACCAACAACATCTCCTCTCAATAAGACAACACGTCCTCATCAGACCAACCAACAGCAGGAGCAACACCCAACACATGACCTGAAACCGAAACCAACAACAACCCAACCAACTCAACGTCAGCAACGTCACCATCCAAGGAGAAGTCACCCTCCACACGTACCACACGAGGACCTACAACAGGACCACGACCCACAAAAGAACCAACAGCAATAGACATAAGCAAAAAATGTTAAGAGCAACACACACAAGCAACAAAGCAAGGTGTAAATAGAGCGAAGCACACGACTTCGAGAACTGACAACAGTATACATAAGAACATAAACCTGTCCAGTGTCAATGGTACAGTAAGCTAAGCCCAGCTTGACTTCTAGAAAAAATGTAGTTTGGGAATAGGCCTTGTTCACATCGTTTGAACAACGACTCGAGTTTGTCAATGCAGTGGTAAGTCGTGACAAGCTAGGGTAAGCCACCACCCTTGCAGTAAGCCAATGCTAGAGCCAAATAAGACAGGCCACAAGGTAACTAAGCTGAGCCACAAGCCAAACAGGTCACATAACGGTTCATATGTGTACCTTACTATCGCTTAGGTAAGCCATTACACACTAAACAAGCACACAGGCCAGGCACAAGACCAGGCAAACACACGAAAAAACGAGCCAGGATATGAATATCTGAATTCTGCAAACCTCTCGCCAAAAAAAAATTGCAAAGATACTACAACCACCTACTAAAACTATATCAAAAAAATTAAGTCACCTATATACGAAACATACACAGTTATTTAAACGCCTGTAAATTTTGAGAGGAGATCGTAATGTAAGATTAATTTATAGGAATGAGATTTAGACTGTTTTGGGTGGTATAAAAATATGGATAAAGAACTAACCAATAATACCTAATAGAAAAGAAAGAGGGATTGATTTCGGGGTTTAGGGGGTATTTAAGCTTAAAAGTCCATTTTCGGATTCTAATGGGGTTGTAAACTTTTTACAATGTGGTTGTAGTTTTTTTACAATGGGGTTAGATTTAATTATAATATCTTGCAATTTTATTATAATATAATAGAATACTTGTTATACAAATTAATAACTGATTTATGTAAATATATGTCTAGTAAAAAAATTCCAAAAATAGAAATTAAGAAAGAGTATATTGAGGAATTATCTGAGATATATCCAAATGCATTTGAGATAAAGGAAAAAAATATTAAAGTTAAAAGTAATTTAAATAAATTTTATAAAAAAATGATTAGAGAGAAAGAATATACGAAATGGATTATAAAAAATCTATGAATTACATATATATGATATTTAGAAATATTATTACAATCATTGGATTATGAGAATAGAGTAAAGTTTGAAACTTTATCTGAATTATGAATAAAGCCATGAATGTTGAGTGTGGTTAAAAAGAAGTTTATAGAATCGGAAATTATAAAAAAGTACCAGGGAGATTTTTATATAAGTCCTATGATTGCAATTAAATGAGAAAAAATAAATCCTGATCTAATTAATATATTTACTAACCTGAAATAAAATGTCAGAACAAAAATTATTAACAAAAGTTGCACATAAAATATGATTTTTAGATAAATGATTAATTTATCATGATATGATGAATGTTCGTGAAATTATTTTCACAGAAGAATTTATGTATAAGTTTAATAAATATAGGATTCATCAATTAGATTTAGACGTGTATTGAAAATGGGATAATAGTAGGATGTGAGAAATATTAAACAATCTAGATTATCCTGCAAAATATTTATATTATTTAATAACTAGTAAATAAAATGGAATTTATACTATGAATATTACTATGAATGTATATAACATCATGTTTTTGTAGATATTGATTAGCTAAATATACTCAAACAACAGACTTAAATGATGCATATTTTGCAAAAGAAAAATATTGAATTTATTATATATTATTTAATAAAAGAAATAGATAATGACTAGAATGTCTATAGAAGAAGCGAAAGCTCTATGATTGTCTGTAAATGCTGTATCTGAACAAGAAATGCTTGTGAAATGAGCATTAACAGGACTTAAAGCAAGAATGTGAGCTCGTTTCAATGAAGTAGACATTCATGCACCTAAGAAAAAAAATAAATCGCTTGAAGATGATGATGCAGAAAGATTATGTAGTCGGCTCAAATTAAATAAATATAGATTCGTACATACACCAAACGAATCATGAATCTGATGAAAAGTCGCCATGATCCAGGCATTAAAGAAAAAAAGGATGTGACTAGCAAAAGGATATCCTGATTTTACAATATATATGCATAACTGAAGAACTTTACATATAGAACTCAAAAAACCAAGAACTAAAAAATTAGATTGAGAATTTAAAGCATTAAGTAGTGATTGAATCAAATGTTCGGATGAACAAAAAGAATGGATCGAATTCCTACATAATAGACCAGGACATAAGGCTTTTTTTGCTTTCTGATATGACTATAGTTTAAAAATAATCAAACACCATGAGCAACTCTGAAATAAATAAAGTAGATCCAAAACAACAAGAGATTATATGAAAATTATTCAGTAATTTCGCTTGGAGATTAGAAAATCTGTATTATATAGTCGATGAAAACTGAGAAACTGTATTATTTAGACCAAATACAATCCAAAGAGCAATATTGAATGGTAGAAGTAACTTCAGGGATATAATCCTGAAATATAGACAAGGTTGAGTTTCGACTTTATTTATTATAGTAATGCTCGATGAAGTATTATTCGGATGAACCAATATTAATAATGTATTTATTACACATAGACAAGACCTACTAGATGTATTCTTCCAAAAAGCTAGATTCGTATATGAACATATCCCTGCAGAATTTAAAGGATTATTGCCTATCCCATCTACAGATAATGCAAACGAACTAGCATTCGCAAAAACTCAATCCTGAAAAATATTAAACAATAGACTAAAAATCTGACTTGATGTGCGTTGACAAACTCCAACAAGATTACATATATCAGAATTTGCATTTATAGAATCAGAAAAACAAGTTAAATTAAAATTGGCTATTGACCAATTCAGAAAAACTAGAATAACAATAGAAACTACAGCAAATGGTATATGAAATGTATTCTATAATGCCTGTATGCAAGCAAAAAATGGTAATGGATCTTATAAACTATTATTTTATCCATGGTATATTGAAGAAAGAAATGTAGAAAGGTTAAAGGAGTGAGAAGAAATGCTTTTAGATACCGAAGAAGCTCAACTTAAAGAAAATTATGATCTAACTCTAGAACAATTAAGATGGAGAAGAACAAAAATCCATGATGCAGAAGTTTTATGAGAAAATTGACATAAATTATTCGAACAAGAAAATCCTACTACAATCGAATGAGCATTCGTGTCTTCATGAGTAACAGTATTCGATCCTGCATTAAAATATAGAATAGTTAAACCTATAAAAGAAATAGAATGATGGAAAATATATGAAAGAGCTCAAGATAAACTAATATTCGCAGTTGATATGGCAGAATGATGAGTTAAAGGGGATTTCTCAGCTATATCAGTTAGAAATACCGAATGAAATATCGTAGCTACATATAAAGCAAAAGTATGAGAAGAAATGCTAGCTAAAAAATTAGATTGGCTATTTAACTATAAAGACTTAGGATGAGAATATGTATGAAATGTTCTACCTGAAAATAATGTGTGACTAGCTTTTATAAACGAATGTAAAAAATATTCATGGTTCCATGAAAGAATGCTCGTAGAAAGAAGAAATGATAAAATGGTATGAGAAGATAATCAAATATTTAAATATTGATTCAGAACTACACAAAAAAGTAAAGATTTATTGATAAGACAATATAGATGAGCTTTATATAAATGAGCCATAAATATAACTGCAGACCTATACTCAGAAATCCTTACATATGTTTATGATAAAAATAATAGACCTAATGCCATAGCTCCAAATCATGATGATTTACTAATGGCAGATATGATATGATATCATTGAATATTAGTAGAACCAAATCTTCTAGAATATGATGAAAAATATGAATTATCAGATGAAAGACTTGAAAGTTTGAGAAATAAAGATATATTACAATTGAAAGTATGAAATGAAGAAAAACAGCAAACAGAAAACCTGTTAGACTGATATACTAGGGAAGAATATTGTTAGTTGTATAAAAATTTAGAACAATGGAAATAGCATTAATAATAGCAATTGTATTAATAGTTTGAATATTATGATTTATCGTGTATAAATTATTAAATACTTTGGAAAATCTTGCAAAA